CACTTGGTATTTATAATCCAATGTTTGGATTAACGGCGCCCAATGCTATAAATGGCTCTGCTACATTTTTTACAATTGGTAAAAGTGCAAGTAGTTATAATAGATTTTCATTTGTTTACAATCATATTGCCGATGGTAGTACTTCTAACTACTTTTCTATTGGTGCTTACAGCGCAAATGGTTTATTAAATATTCTAGCTAACGGTAATGTGGGTATCGCCGAAACGGCTCCGGACTATAAACTGGACGTAAACGGTTCGTTCGGCTTTACACCTGGTTCATCAGTCACGCCTGTTGATAATGGCGATGTAACAATCTCAGCAACTGATAACACTACCTTGACATTCCGACTGAAAGGCAGCGACGGTACTGTAAGAAGCGGAACACTAACCCTAAGCTAAGGAGACAATATGAACATATCACTAACAATCAAAGACAACTTGTACGCCAAAGAAGTAGAAGCGGTCGCAGCAATGAACGGCTGGACGGAAACAATCCCTGACCCTGCCAACCCAGAGCAGACGATACCGAACATCACCAAAGAACAGTTTTTCAAGAGGCAAATCAAAGCATGGGCAATAAACCAGGCAGTAGAGTTTGCGAACCGCCAGGCTATCGCAGCCGTAGTAATGGAGGCAGATAACTAATGAAATTGGAAGACATAAAGACAGTAGAGCAAGCCAAAGCCATGGCATTTGATTGCATACAGGCTATCGAACAACAGCAGCAGAACTTGCGAGCCTTGCAGCAGAGGATTGCACAGCTCAGCGAGGAAGCAACCAATGATTAAATCCGCACAAGGACTACCAGCTCTCGCCCCACTGCTAAAGTCAGCGTATGTGGCAGCGGTGAATGTGGTGGTAGCGTAATGGCTAATATTGAAGCCCTCGTCATTGAATGGCTCGGCACTGTAGTGTCGGACTATCCTGTGAGTGGTGACAAGCCAACAAAACCACCAGAGAAGTTTATCCTGGTGGATCGTACCGGCGGTCCACGTGAGAGTATGGTACTTGACCAGGCTGAAATACTTATTGAGGTCTACCATAAAAATAGCCGTGTGACTGCCAGCAATAAGGCAAATGAGATTGCAGACCGAATAACAGATTTACTCAGCCATAACCAAAACATTACCCGTGCTGTGGTAAATTCAGTGGTTAATCTTGATGATACTATTGCCCAATACCACCGATACCAAGTTTATTGCGATATATACTACCGCCGATAGAATAAATAATTTATTCAAAAAACTTGTTGTAGTAATTATGGTTATGGTATATTAGTAGCAAGTCAGAACAAAACGGTTACTCACCGGAAAGGAAAGAGGGGAATGGCTGAATACTTTAAAAAAGATGGTGACAATTATGTGGAAGTGACTGAAAAGTTGCTGCCGCAAGAAGAGGTTGACAAAGTTGTTGAAACCCGTTTGGATCGTGTAAAAAAGCAATACGCTGATTACGATGATCTAAAAGAAAAAGCGGGCAAAGTTGATACAATCACTTCTGAATGGGAAAGCAAGCTTAAAGCGGCAGGTGATGAAAAATCAGCTATCGAAAAAGAGCGTGATGCTGCAAAGTTAGACGTAGTAAAAGTCAAAACTATGCACGAATTCAAGTTACCAGATGATTTGTCAGAGTTTATCAACGGTACTGACGAAAAGACCATACGTGACCAAGCTGAAAAGCTTAGCAAAAACGTACCTGGCTCTACAGTAAAGATTGATAAAAACAAGAAGCCAGAGGATGATAAAAAGTCCGATGCTTCTACGGCAGCAAAATCATTGTTCGGTCCAAAAGAATAGTATCTGACGATTAGTAATATTTTAATCGTATAGAAAGAGAGATTACCTATTATGGCAACTCCCCTCCGAACCTCCGTTTTGAACCTAGCTAACCACCAGGGTAAAACGTGGCGTAAAAACATCCGTGGTGGTGTATTAGCAAAACTAGCAGCTGGTGACCCAGAGCTTAAAGTTGGTAAAACAGACCACTTTACATTCACCGGCACACCAAAGGCAGAACTTGTTGGCGAAAGTGGCAACAAGGGATCAGCAGACGGTACACCTGGTAAAAAGACCGTTGCAACCTACAAGGTGCAGATCACTTACCGATTTAGTAACGAAGTCCAATGGGAAGATGAAGATTACCAGACTCAACTTATTGAGAACCTGGTAGCGAATGCTGCAACAGCAATCAGCCGTGCGCTTGACCTGCTTGCCATTCACGGTATCAACCCAGCAACTGGTGACACTGGTGCTGTCACTGATTACCTTACAAAGTCTGGTAACGGCGTACTTTCAGTCACCCGAACAGCAAATGCACAAAATGACCTTGAAACAGCCGCAAGCTTGCTACAGGGTCAGGGATACGTTGCAAACGGTATTGCATTCGATCCAGTATTTGCCGGTCAGCTTGCCCGTACTAAAGACGGTCAAGAGCGCCCACTATACCCAGAAATGGGCTTAGGCTTCAACTTTGATAACTTCCAGGGTCTTAACGCTGCAAGCAGCGATACGGTATCTGGTCGCCAAGAGTTGGACGCTGAGGATGCAACATTGAACGCTATTATGGCAGACTTTGAAGCATTCAAGTGGGGTGTAGCCCGTGATATGCCGCTTGAACTGATTGAATTCGGTAACCCAGATGGTGAAGGTGACCTCAAGCGCACCAACGAAGTAGCCATCCGTGCAGAGTCTGTAATTGGCTTCGGCTTTATGGACTACAAGGCATTCGCCCTCATTGATGGCGTTGCACCATCAGCCTAACCGCTGATAATGCCTAGAAAAAGTACCCCAGCAATGGGGTATTTTTTTGTGGTAAAATATGGTTATGGCTACAACAAAACTATACCCATTCATAAACAGGCACACCGGCGATGTTCAAACGCTTACTAAAAACGAGGGCGCAAAGCTCAACGAAGATTGGCACAGGGGCAAAGTGGCTAGGAATGAAAAGGGTGAAAAGGTTTTTAGATTTCAGATTGCAACTCAAGCGCCGGATCAAAACGGCGTTATGCGTAATGCTACTGCCATTGTTGATATTCAAGAGATAAAAACAGAGGTAATTGAAGATGGCAACGAAAGAGCAGAGTAATTACATCCGTGATTTGGTAGTTATTAAAACCAAAGAATTCAAAGAGGTCAAAGAGCTTCTTATTTCAAATGAGATTATTGGCGCTGATGCTGATATGGTAAAAAACGCCCAAAGCATTGCTGAGATTACCAACGCACTTGATGATGGGCAGGCTTCAAGGCTTATAGACGTACTTAACGCCACAAAAACGCCTGCAAGGTCTACAGAGTACTCAAAACGCCGCATAGAAACGACTGTAAGCGTGCTGGATGATATTACGGCAACTATAGATGATTGGGATTTCAATGGACTACGCTAAATTAAACCGCACGATCATTGATAAGGTAATGAAAGCATTACTGCTTATTAACAACCCTGAAATTGATCCGGTGACACGCCAAAAGAACCAAGAGATATTGTTTAGAACGGTTGGCGCTGCCGTATACGCCAAAGTGTACGATATGAACGCCTTTGACTTTGAAATTGAGCATACAACCGGTCCAGGCATTGATGAACGCTATTATGGGCTTGCAAAGGTAGCAGCCGCTGCACCAGCCGCCGGCGCACTGGGTCTAAAAGAGTATGTTAAGAATTTCTTAGATTATTCAGCAAGTCAGGCGCAAAACGATGCAATGAAAACCGCACGTGAGAGTGGCAAGCATCCAAGAGTGATCCGCACGGTTAACGGTGAAACGTGTAAATGGTGTCGTGATAAAGCAGGTGAGTATACCAACCCTGGCAGTGATGTATTCAGGCGGCACGGTGGCTGTGATTGTAATATACGCACAGAGGGCTACCGGTCACGGAATGGGCAGTTGAATAACTATGTCAAACCCAAAGACCGTTAAGCTCATATTTGAGGGTACAATACCCAGCAAAAAGAATAGCCGTGTAAACCTCAGATCAGGTGTATCAATTCCGAACAAAAAATTTGTTCAGTGGCAAGAAAAGGCAATGTGGGAAGTGCGCCAGCAGACCCGTGAACGCTTTTTGGGTATGGTCCAGGTAGACACGATCATTTATTTTGGCACTAAGGGCAAGGCTGATGCTGACAATAAGCGCACTAGCCTGCTTGATATGTTGGTTGAAATGGTAGTGTTGCCAGACGATGCTTACCAGTACGTGGCAGATGGGCGCACCATAGGTGTTTACCGCAAAGGCAAGCCAGGCGCATTTGTGCGAATTCGTGAAACAACACCAGAGCAACTTGAACAAGAAATTAGTGCAATTATCACCGACTAATACACTTATGCTACAATTACAATATCTGGTATAATAAACCCAATAATAAATACGCTGACGGTTGCGGTAAAACTGGCTTAAAAGGACAATATTAAGCAATGCAACCGGCAAACGATCTACAAGCTTACGCAACATCACTAGCCAATAGGCTCATATATTCACTGACCGAAAAGCAAGTGCGTGTTCAGGATAAGTACGATTATTACAATGCCGATAATGATACCCCCGACTTTGGTATTTCTACGCCAATGCGGATGCGCCAAATGCGCCCTGGTATTGGTTGGGCGCAGCGTGCGGTCAACACTCTTGGTGACCGGCTTATATTTGACGGGTTTGCAAAAGACAATTCCAGCATCAATAGCCTACTTGAAAACATAAATGGCTATGGAGTACTGGGAAAGGCTAAGCAAGATGCCCTAATTGCCGGCTGTGCGTTTATTGCCGTGTCAGATGATGGCAATGGTGGCAAGGTCCTAGTACCGTTTACAGCACAAGAAGCTACTGGCGAAATTGACCAGACCACTGGCTTGCTTAAATATGGTTTGGCAGTCACCAAATGGCATATTCCGAAGCCACGTAAGCCTGGCATTATGTACGCACCAAAAGACTATATTGTATTCACTCCTGAATATACGTTTGTTTTTGTAAACCGATATTTAGAAGATATTGTGCCAAACGCCACGGGTCGCACGATGCTGCACGCTATCACGCACCGCAGCAGCGCTGACCGCCCACTTGGTAAGTCACGTATCACCAACACCGCACGCCGTATCATCAATGAGGTAGGACGTATGAAGCGCCGCCTTGAAATCGCAGAAGAGTTTTATAGTATGCCGCAGCGCTACATTAGTGGGCTTGCTGAGGGCGCTGATGTTGATGGTGGGCTTGATAGCGCACTTGGTAAGGTATGGACGATCACCAAAGATGAAGAGGGTGATGCACCAAGTGTTGGCGTATTGGCGCAGTTGAGCATTGAGGGCTTTGAAACATCTAAAAAAGACAAAGCCCGTGACTTCTGTGCTGAAACGGCACTTACTATGCGTAACTTAGGTTATGAAACAGCTAACCCAACCAGTGGTGAGAGCCTTGTAGCTATGTCAGATGATCTGCTGCTTGAAGCTAAGCATACCCAGGCTGAAATGGGCAGGCAGATTAAAGAAATCGCTATTACCCTACGTATGGCGCTTGATAACAACGACACTATACCTAGCCAGCTAAACGAAATTGCCCCAGCTTGGCAGCCAATCTTTGAACAGAACATTGGCGCAGTTGGTGATGCAATGTTTAAGCTATTTCAGGCAATGCCAGAGCTTGTTGGTACTGTTGAGGGCTACCGTATGATGGGTATTGGTATCCGGCAGGCAGAAGAGCTTGTGAAGCGCCGTGTGGCGGCTAATACCGGCACGTTTATGGCTGGTAATGGAGGTACAACATAATGGCAGGCGTAACAACACCCGTAGAGTCACCTAACGCATATGCTAATCACGAAGATTTAGCAGACTTTTGGCGTGCGCTGACCGGTGACGAAGATACCCGTGCAGATAAGCTCTTGAAGCTTGCCAGCAACCGCTTACGCACTATTGCGAAGCGCTATGACAAAGTGCTTGATGATGAAGTTAATTCAGACCCAGCATACTTTGAAACGGTCCAGTGGGTGGTTATGGAAGCCACCAAGCGTGCTATGCTCACGCCTACCGATGCACCACCAGCAAACAGCATCCAACAAACAGCCGGTCCATACTCTGAAAATATCGTATTCGCCAACCCAGCCGGTGATTTGTGGTTTAAAAAATCAGAGCTACACGACTTAGGTTTTTATGGCAATCAACGTCTAGGCAGTGTCAGTACTACTAGCAGGGATATTTACAGCCCGTATGAAAGCTCATAGATATGGACTTTGGGCAACTATTATCAGCTTATGGACTACCAGGCATCATCATATTTGCTATGGGTGTTGTAATTGTCGCATTGGTGCGCCACATTGTTAAACTTTACGATAAGCTGTTTGAAATTCAGGAAGCACGTAGGCTTGAGGGCAACGAAGTTGCAAAAGAGTTAAATAGTACACTGCAAACTTTCTCAGAAAGTACTAAAATGCTTATTGATAAAATTAAGATAGTAAGAGGTGAAAAGTAATGGAGTGGCTATTTTGGAAGAAACACGGCGCTCACCCATCTAAGAAGTTGGATACTATTGGCGCTGCCGCATCTGAAACGCACAAAAAAAATATACAGAAAATTATTAAAGCACGTAAGGATGCCGGCAAATCTATAGTAGAATTGAAAAGAAATAACATAACATTAGAACTAGCAAAGGCAATAGGACACTAAAATATGGACGCACAAACACTAGCAGCCGTACTACTAGCACTACGCATACTTGCGGTCATTTTGCTTGCTGCAACACTAATAAAGCAGGTTAAACAATTACGAACCACCACTACTGACTATCCTGGCGTGCGCTGGATGGTGTTTTTTGCAACTATAGTGCTATTCATTGGTCAATTTATACCTATCACCCTAGATGCTGTAGTAGCGTTTGGGGATAGCTACACTGGGCGCAGCGTAAACCCAGCCGCTTTGCCTGTTAGCTATTCACTGAATAACGCCATTAAGGATGTAGTCATTGGCGCACTACTGGCAGTGCAGCATTACCGCCCACGATCAAAAAAATGATTTGATTTATAATACTTGTGCTATAATTTGACTATAAGCAGAGCGCCTGAAACACGGTAGCTGTGCCAATAACCTTGAACAAGGTACAAACCGATGGAAAACAACGACTCAACCAATGTATCATTTGGTAAGCCTAAAGCCACTGGTGCGCTATTCGTAGCCCCAGCCGGTACTGCCGTTCCTACAAACGCTACTAGCGATCTTGACCCAGCATTTGAAAACCTGGGCTATGTTAGTGACGAGGGGCTGGTAAATGGCGTTGAAACTGATGTTGAAGATGTTTTTGCGTGGGGTGGTGACAATGTATTGTCAGACCAAACTACATATGCAGAAATGTTTACATTCAACCTCATTGAAACCAATGTAGCAGTTGCTAAGTTGTACTACGGTGAGGACAATGTTACTGTTGATGGCGATAACATCACGATCAGGGCTAATGCTAAAACATTACCTGAAATCGTGTTTGTAGCCGAACTCATTATGACCGGTGGGCGCATTAAGCGCATCGTTGTCGAACGTGGTCGGATCGCTGATCGTAGCGGTGAAATCTCTTATGTTGACGGTGAGCCAATCGCTTACCCAATCAACCTAAAAGCATTCCCGAACTCTACGGACGGTGACACTCACAAAGAGTACATCACTAAGCTTGCTTCTTAATTGAAGCGATTGCGGCAAGAAGCGCCCCACGGGGCGTTTTTTGTTGTGTTATAATTATGCTTACTAATAACCAAGAATTGGAGTGATAAGATGGCTGATACACCAGCAAAAAGCACAGTACACGAACTTGAAGTAAAAGGCGTAAAATTCACGGTAGACACTGACCTGCTGGATGATGTTAATACGCTTGAGTACTTTGATCGCATTGAAGATAAAGGGCAGGTGGCAGCGGTTATGCCATTGCTCAAAAACATAATGGGCAAAGACTACAAAAAGCTGCAAGAGGACTTTACTAAGGTTGATGCAGAAGAACACGCCAAAGAATTCCCAGACGATAAAGACTACCGCCCACGTATGCGTATCCAGCACCTACAAGACGTTTACCTGGCAATCGTTGAGAAGTTTAACCCAAAAGCCTAGCGCTCATCAAGGTACGCCGTGAGTACCCTGATGAATTAGAAGCAGACTTTCAACAATACTATGGCTTAGACATCACGGAAGTTGACCGCAAACGGGCAGCAAGGCTGTTATTCCAGTTGCCCCGTGACTGCCGTGTATATCGCAAAATTCAGCCGGCAGCGGAATGGGGTTATAGTGAGGTATTTCTTAATAAAGCAGTATTCTTACTTGAAACGCTGGTATGGCAAAAGGCATTTGATCCTAAGAAAAAAGCGGCTCATATGGCTGCAAAGCCGAAGATATACGTGCCTGAGTTTATGAAAAAGAACAACGCCCAGGACGGCATCGCAAAAGACACCGTGGCACTGCCGGTGGATGAAGTCAAAGCGATTTTGGCACGCCCAAGAGGTTAAAATACCACTCCCCTACCGTATATTTGACAGTAGGGGGGTTTTATGTAAAAACGCTATATATGCCCTCCCCTACCGTTGCCAAGACACTAGATTTATTGTTTTAGTAGCAAAAAGGGGGTTTTTGGGTAACATCTAGGTTGAGCAGGGGAGTCACATATAGCAGCACCCATACGTGTGAGCTATACTATGAGGTATGAGTAGAGATGTTACATTTCAACTAGACACCGCAGCGGCTGAAAGCATACTTACTGAGATGGTTGCGCCGCTTATTAAACGGTCCGGTGAAGCTATTGCAGTACGGGCGCAATCAATGGCGGCTAGTATGAGCAGTGACCCACCTGAGATTACCGTTACCCATTCAGTTGGTACGATCAAAAAAGGTAGGCGTGCAATTGCCACCGTTAGAGTCAACGGCAAAAACGCAAGGCAAAATTACATTGGGCGTATGGCTTTAGTTAAAGCAAGAGATGCTGGGCGTGTCTAACAGCTTATGGTATAATTTGCAATATAAAACTACGCTAACAGTTGCGGTAAAACTGGTTTAATAAAACCACGAAAGATACCCAACTAAATGGCAGACATTGGACAAGCAACAGTACGAGTAGCGCCGAATATGTCCGGCATCCAGGGCAAGATTGCCGCTGGCTTTAAAGGCGCTGCCGGTCCAGCAACTGCCGCTCTGGGCGATGAGGTCAATAAAAATAGCGGTCCATTCCAGGGCGCTCTTGGCAAACTTGGTGGCTTAGCTAAGGCTGGTGGTCTGGCAATTGCCGCAGGTCTGGCGGCTGGTGCTGCCGGCTTAGCTGCACTGACCGGCAAAGCTTTGATGGCAGGCGCAGAACTTGAACAGCAACTTGGTGGTGCAGAAGCTGTATTTGGTGAATACGCAGATAGCATAAAAGAAGCGGCACAGACCGCCTATTTTGAAGCTGGTTTGTCGCAAAACGAATTCTTGCAAGGCGCTAACAAAATGGGGTCACTATTCCAGGGCGCTGGCTTTGACGTTCAAAGCTCAATGAAAATGTCGGCAGAGTCAATGCAGCGTGCATCAGATATTGCTTCAATTATGGGTATTGATACCACCGCAGCCCTTGAAGCCGTAACTGGTATGGCTAAGGGTAACTTCACGATGATGGATAACCTGGGTGTGGCGATGAATGACACCGCCATTGGCGCATATGCGGCATCAAAAGGCATTGATAAAACTACCGCTTCTATGTCAATCCAGGAAAAGGTTGGACTTGCCCAGCAAATGTTTATGGAAAAGACCGCAAAATATGCCGGCAACTACGCAAAAGAAAACCAGACACTTGCAGGATCGCTAAACTCAACCAAAAAAGCATTTGATAACTTGATGAGTGGTGAGGGTGAAATTGATGGCTTCATTGAGCTGTTGGTAAACACCATTGAACTAGCTGTGCCGCAGATCGTGAAGATATTACCTATGCTTGTAGAAGCCATTGGCGCTATCCTCAAGGCGGTTGTGCCGGCGCTATCAGCCGCACTGCCTACATTGATCCCAGCACTCATTAACGCTGCAAAGAGCTTGATTATGGCGCTGGTGAATGCAATGCCTATGATTGTGCAAACACTACTTGGCGCACTACCTACGCTCATAAATGCGTTTATTGAGCTATTCCTAGCCATATTACAGGCGCTACCGCAGATTGTGACTATTATTGCTAATGCCTTGCCAACCGTCATTACAGCGCTTGTAGACGGGCTTACGAACCCAGAAGCACTTACTGCTATGATTATGGGCTTCATACAGCTATTCTTGGCTCTAGTCACTGCCCTGCCGCAAATTATCGTTGCCATTGTAGATGCCCTGCCAATTATCATTGAAAACATCGTTAAAACGCTCACCAGCACCAAATTCATCAATATGATGATTAACGCCACCATCCAGCTCTTTATGGCGCTGGTAAAGGCTATCCCACAAATCATTGGCTCACTGATTGGCGCACTGGGCAACATCCTACGTATCATTGGTGAAACACTATCACCAAGTAACCTAGCCCGTATTGGTGGCGATATGATTAAAGGCTTGTGGAATGGTATTAACGACTTGGGTAAATGGGTACTTGATAAAATCAAGGGCTTTGGTGACAGCATCCTAAGCGGCATTAAAGGCTTCTTTGGCATTCACTCACCATCAACAGTATTTGCCGGCATTGGTGAAAACTTAGGTCAGGGGCTGGCACTTGGTATTGAGGGTACTACTGGGCTTGTCAACAAAGCAGTTGATAAAATGGCAACTGGCGCACTCAACTCAATGGCACTTAGCCCAGACATTACCGCAAGTATGGCTACCAGCCCGATGGATGTAACACCAGGCTTTAGTAATAGCGCTGTTGCAGGTATGCCGCAGATAGTCCAAAATAATGATATATACAACCAAGTAGACCTAGATGCCGTAACACGTGATCTAGCGTGGCAGGTAAGGCGATAATATGAAAATACTGTTAAACGAAACACTTACACTTAGCGCAGATCACGATGGCGCACCTTATATCATCCTGGGTGTTACTGGGCTTGGTCCGGCAGACATTCGCACTTCAAGCTTCTTATTTAGTGGGCGCTCAGGCGGTTTAGTAACTGACCAGCTCTATGGTTTTCGCACAGTTACCATAAATGGCAAGGTTGGTAGGAATGATGGCACACGTGAGCAGCACAGGCTTGACCGGCAAGCATTTTTGAATGCCCTGCCAATAGGCTCTACTATTCCTGTCTATATCACGGTGTTTGACGGTGAAACTTACCGCATTGATGCCAACGTGACAGATGCCAAAGTGGAGTATTCCCAGAGGGGCTATATGAGCGACTTCTTAATTCAGCTTACTGCTGGTGATCCATTGTTTTACAGCACTGATGGCGGCGATGAGCAGACTGCCACTGTAAACCGTACCGTTGATAACGGTGGTTATGAAACGCCCTATATTCTGCCAGTTGAGTGGACACCAGGCGGTCAACCTACAATTGTTACGAATAGCGGTAACGCTGTTGTTTACCCAGTAATAACCATCCACGATGAAGCACACGACCCTATACTTACCAACCTAGCCACCGGTGAGCAGTTTGCGATGAGCATAAATACTAATGACGGTGATGAGCTGGTGATTGATATGCTTAACCGAACAGCGAAGCTTAATGGCTCTGATGTAATTGGCAATAAGGTAGATGGCAGCGTATGGTTTGGCTTGCTGATTGGTGATAACCCAATTAAGTTTGATACTGATACATCACTAGATAGTGCCTATGCAGAAGTGGTTTGGCGTAATGGCGTGACGGGTATATAGTCTATGACACCGCAACTAAAGTACGAATTTGAACTATGGATAAACGGCGTGATGGTTGCCGATATTACCAAGCTTGCCAAAGAGCGCAAATTTACCATCAAACGTAATGACAGTGAAGAGCTTGATTTTACGCTGGATGTAAAGGCATTTGAAGCCCACTGTGTGAATGCAGGGCGTGACCCAGAAGCAACACTTGTGCCATACGTAACAGATGTGCGTGTAAAACGAATGGGCAGTTACCTATTTGGCGTTCAGGTAGTGGATATTAGCTACACATTCAATGAGTCTGGCGCAAATATGGTGGTGAAATCTACTGGCTTCTTAGACTTGTTCAGGGATCGCTATATTACCAAGAGGTACACGGCTGATGAAGCAACCCTAATAGCCAGGGATATGCTAGACGATACCCAAGTTATATACGGTGACTTTGGGGTTGTAGACGGTCCAGAACAGTACGAAACCGGCGTAAATCGTGACCGCAATTATATTGACCAAAACATTAAAGATGCGCTGCAAAACCTCACTGACCTCATTGATGGCAAGTTTGATTTTGCCTTTACGTATGACCGCAAATTTAATACGTACCAAATGCAAGGCACATACCGCCCTAACTTGCGGCTCACCTACCCATACAACATCAAGAGCATTAGCACGCCTAAAACGGCGCTCAACCTCTACAACTACACTATTGGGCTGGGTAGCGGCTTTGGTGAAGAGACTGTACGTACTGAGGTTGGTGATAACGATAGCCGGCTAAACTATGGCACACGTATGCGAATTGTTAGCTTTAACTCAGTTGCAGACCCGAACGTGTTGCTGCAAAACACTGCCGCCGAAAATGACCGAACAAAAAATTTGCTCATTCTGCCAAAGCTCACAGTATCCGGCGAATTCTTAGACCTCAACACCGTATGGGTTGGTGATCGTATACCGGTTGAAGTGCAGGGTCACCCAAGCCTGCCGCTTAATGACATCTACCGCATTGAACAAATTGGTGTGACTCTTGACGATAACGACACAGAGGATATTGATTTAACCGTAGACAATTACGGCTTTACGCAGGTGCTGTAATGAGTAGGCTTGGCTTAGTACCAGAACTCACTTTTGCAGAAGATTTTAAGCAATTGCGCCGTGATCTTGAGGATATTAAAACGGCTCAAAAAGTTGGGCGTGACATCTTAAAGCCTAAAATCATTCAAGCCCTGGACGGCGGCGGCAACCCTACTGCATATGACTTAGTAGCCACCCCAGAAGTGATATTTGGTAACATCCAGGTCCGTGAAGATTTTGTAATTCGCTACCAGGCAGATAATCAAGATCAGCCGTGGGGCGTTCCCCTTTTTAAGCTTATGTGGGGTGATCCTGAAACGCCGGCATCGCCTGGTCAAACCTTTGGCTTTGCCTACCCCTATTTAGAAGATTTTTATAATGAGCCTGGCAAGGTGAGCTATTGGGGTTACTTTGGCAACAATATATTTGAGGATGAAACGCCTATTTATATTAAGGTATATTTTTACGCCACAGACACCGGCACGATAACCGTAACAGCAGAAAGTACACTGTAATGAACCCTGATGATTACTACCGGCAATTGGGCGTTGAGCTAAAAGCATTTGAAGATCAGATTGCTGATTTAAAGAGTAAGCAGCCTAACGGTAACGATACTGTATTTACGTATGCCAACAAGAGTGCTGCCGTTGAAGCCGATGGCTGGGATATTGATTGGACACCTACCTGGTCATTTACTCCTGGCTCTAGCCGGTCATTAAACAAAGCTATTATTTTCACTGCCGATGAGCAAGATGCGCCAATTAGCAGTATGCGTTATGAAATTCTGGTAAATAATACCTACTGGTACACCATAGGCTCTTTTGATGATCCATTTATGGGCTTGGTGGCAGTCAACGGTTATGTACACGATTACTTTCTTAGCTATGCCGGTCTAGTGCCGACACCTAAAAAAGATGGCTGGTATTTCAACGTGAGCGCTTACGCAAGCGGTACAAACATCAAAGTTAGGTTTATAGTAGATAGCACAGATACCGGATCAATAACAGTACAGGATACAGCATTCTAATGCCAACACGACAAGACATACTAGGTTTGCAGGATAGATTGAAGCAAGCGAAAAAAACGCTGGCTGATTTAAAACGTGCGCCGCAGCCAATGGCAGGTGACAGTTGGATATATTACCGCAGGATGATTGCACCAGATTGGGATCACGAAGTACACGGCATCACTAGTTCAAGTTATGAAAAGCTGTATAAGGTAACTTACAATGTTGACCGCCCTGATACTGGATTTGCGCTGCCGTTTGTTGAAGTTGCCTGGGATACTCCAGCGCAAGATATGTCATACAACTGGTCACCGGTAAGAGACGATCCATATAGCTGGTGGCTGAAAATTAAGCACGTAAGCTATAACAGCACTGCCGCAGGCATTATGGTGAGGTTTAACATATTCTCACCACAAACTGGTACAATAAGCGTAACTGAAATTGTCTAATTATGGTAAAATGTAAAAAAGACAGGAAAATAAGCATATGAGTTTAGGCACAAGCAACAGAGACGGTGGTAAAACAAGCGAAAGTGGGCATCTACGTGCCTTAGCTAAGCTAGTAAATGGCGATGTTTTGAGTGGTCTTGCCGTATCACAGCGTGCAGCAGGCTTGAATATGAGCGTTGACATTGCGGTTGGTGATGCGTTTGTGCGCCGGTCCGATGGCAGCTATGCCCACCCAGTGTTTAATGATGCAGTCTATAACCAAGTCATTAGCACAGCCGATGGATCAAACCCACGCCGTGACATCGTAGTTATTTATGTAGATTATGCTGAGACACCCAGCACGGCAGTCAGTAACAACACTAACGGCGTTGTTAAAATCAAGGTGGTCAACGGTACACCTGCCGGCAGCCCTACTGATCCAAATGATGCAGCAATTCAAAGCTCTGTTGGCTCTGGTAACCCGTGGACTAAATTAGCCCGTGTGCGTGTGCCTGCCGGTCAAACCTCAATTAGCAACTCATTGATTGATGATTTAAGAACATTTACCACAGCTAAAAGCGCCAGTGTGCCACAGTCTGCTATTGATTATTCAGGCTTTACAGAAGCTGAAAGAATTGTTGGTAGTCTTGGCGGCAAGCCAGTGTATCAAAAGACTATTAACTTTGGCGCATTGCCTAACGCTACTACAAAAGACGTAGCGCACGGAATTAGCGCTATTACAGCAGTGCTGTCTTTATTCGGTGCTGCATTAGAGTCTTCTGGCTCTACCTTGCCGTTGCCATATATCACAGGCTCAAGCTATATTGCACTTTCTATATCAGGCTCTGCACCAAATAAAATACGTATCGTGACACCAACAGACCGATCTAGCTACACAACAACTTACGTTACAATTACTTATACAAAGACTTAATACCGGCTATGGATCAAGCCCCACGAATACAAAAGTGGAATAAAACGGAATGGGCATTAGCCCGTAGCCGTGCCATTGCTACCCTTGACCCTATTTGTGCGATTTGCCACAAGTACATTGATGTTGAGCTGCCTATGAAAGACCCCATTAGCGGCGTTTGGAATGGCTTAGCGGTTGAAGTTGACCATATTGTGCCACGTGGTCGGGGCGGCGCTTTGTATGCCCTAGACAACCTGCAACTGTCTCACAGCGTGTGTAACCGCAGAAAAGGCGCTAAGATGGACTCTGATTACGAAGAGCAGCAGGTAACCAATCAAGTGCCGTGGTCCAATCAATGGTAGCCCATTTACGTTAGTGCTATAATGACAGTATGGAAAACAGCCCAGAAATTAGCGATGAAGCAATAAAAGCCTACATACCAGAGGGTGAACCCGATGGCGAAAACTAAGCAAGAAGTTAGAGACTTTTTAAATAGCCAGGTTGGTTTAATGGTGAATGCCAAAGCTGGCATATTCAACGGTCAATGTGTAACTCTTATCAAGGCGCTATTAGAATTCTTGGGTGCGCCAAACCCATATGCAGCCCGTGGCAATGCAAAGGATGCCGGCGATACGCTTGTTAGGCAGGGCATTGCAAGCAACAAAAAAGGCTGGCTGAATGTCGTGGTCAACCGTGATATGGGTAATATCTATGAGCCAAGTTTAGGCAAGTACGTAAATTATGGTCACATCTGGCTTGATCTAGAGGGTGAAGCTAACTATGAGCAGAACGGCGCACGGGCGCTGCACGTTACTAAAAATACCCGTCCAATATCACAGGGTCAGCAGATTATTAACTTGGATCAATATATTAAACAAGATGAAAGGAAGCAGGATATGGTAACAGCATCAGGCGTTGACCGCATTTTTCGCTTTAGGCTTGGGCGATCAGCAGACGCAGGCGCATTAAAGTCATACGTTGGCAAGCACACGGATGATGAGCTTGATAGGATAGTGAAAGCATCAGACGAATATAAAAACTTACCAAAGAGGTATGCAGCCGGTGAGCAATTTGCCGTGAACCACCTACCATCAATTGTGCGTGACAAGTACGTTGAGGGTGCAGCAAAACTGTGGGATGTTGACCGTATATTTAGGTTTAGGCTGGGGCGCAAAGCTACCGATGCTGAAAACCAAAAGTACGTGGGTAAAATGACAAACAGCCAAGTTGACGAAGCCGTTAAAGCCACCGCTGAATACAAGAACCTGCCAAAGCTTCTTGAGTCTGGCAAATTCAAAGCCAAAGAGCATTTGCCATCAGTCGTGCGTGACATTTACGTTGAGCCGACAGGTGAGAAGCCACAACCATTAAAAAAGGGTCTATACCAAGTAGACTAGGAGGATAAAGAATATGTTTTTTGCCGCAATAACAAACACCCCAGTAGTAGTATTTTCACTTGACTGGGCAATTGTCGTACAAATCGTTTTGGCAGTCGTGCTGCCTATTCTGGTGGGTCTGGTGACCACACGGGTAACAGCAAGCTCAACTAAAGCCTGGCTGCTTGCAGGGCTTACGCTGGTCACATCAGTAGTAACGCAGCTTGCCAACGCAATCACCACCGGCACGCCGTTTGACCTGGGGCTTGCGCTTCTAGCAGTCATACCAGCATTTGCAATATCTGTAGCCACGTATTACGGGCTATGGAAGCCAACCGGTGTTGGTGAGAAAATGCAAGACGTTGAAGCTACTACGCTAGTTGATCGTGATTTACAGTAGAATATAACCAAAAAAGCCCCTCTCGCAAGTGGGGCTTTTTTTATTGGTCAGTGTTTGTTTTGTGTTACTGAATACATTTATTGTACAGCCGTGGGCTTTACGTAGTCAAGCGACTTGCTGCCCTTTTCAGTATTACAGTATGAGCAGGCTGGCTTGAGATTTGCTAGGTTAAAACGTAGGCTGGGGTCACGTGACCGGCTTACAACGTGGTCCAGTGTGAGGTGCTTTATATCTATCCTGCCAGGACACCACGGGTGTATTTTTAGGTAGCACTCCCAAGTACCATCAGCATCAGGTGGGTTTTTACGTATCCAGTTGGCACGGGTGATGAACCACTGCTTTGTTGTTTTGCCTATCTTATTTATTGGTTTGGTTGATCGTTTTAATTCGGTACGTTTGAGCTGTTTGAGCGCACGTTTTGGGTTTTGATAACAGGCGTATGCGAAATGCCCCATCAGCCCGCAATGCTTGCAGGGCTTCTTTGGTGTTCGGTCCATAAGTGTAAATACCTCCAATCTGTATACAATAATTGTACACTAAGCGGTTATGTTATAATTACACCATAAACCAACCCATATACGTGGACTGCACGGAAAAAAAGGAGAAGATGGAATGGCTACAAAAGAGGTCTATACAGAAATCAAGGTTATGCCGCTGGCTGAGCTGGTGCATAACGAACGTAACCCACGCTACATTAAAAGTAAAAAGCACCGTGAGCTGATGGACTCCCTAAAAGAGTTCCCAGAAATGAAGCTTTTGCGTGAGATTATCATTGATGAAAATAACCTTATTCTTGCCGGTGACAAGCGTGTGTACGCACTTGAAGAGCTAGACTATGCAGAGGTCACCGTAAAACAGGTGTTCAATCTATCCGAAGAAAAAAAGGATGAATTTATTGTTAAAGATAACATCCATAACGGTGAATGGGATAGTGACATTATTGCTAACCAGTTTGACCCACAGAAGCTTAAAGACTGGGGTGTACCGCAATTCAAGCTAGGTGGTGATCTTGGCGGTGGTCCAGGTGACAAGCAGTATAAAAACCACGAGGTAACTTGCCCAGAATGTGGGCATCATTTTGAGCTATCAGAGTCCGAAGAATAAACCAGGCTGTTTACAATGGGTAAAAAAAGTATTCAGCTTGGCGATGAGATTAAAGACGTAACCACTAATCAGGTGGGCATTGCTATTGGGCGTGCTGAGTACTTGAGTGGTGTGGTGTATTGGATATTGCAGCCATACGTTGCAGAGGATAATATAGCGCCCCGTGAAGTGTTTGTGCCTGATGCCTACGTGGTCCGAAGCGGTGACGGCGTGTACCCAGTACCAAAGCCGCCTATGGGCTTCCACGCCAGAAAGGTAGAGGGCGATGGCAGCCAAAGCAAAAACCGAAAAGCCTAAGACAACGCCAGAAGTTGCCAAGCCTACTACTGTTAAAAAGGATGCTAAGAAAAGCAAGCCTGCTGCTAAGACAACCAAAAAGCCGGCGGCAAAAACCACAAAAAAGAAGCAGAGTAAAAAAGTTGTTCAGCCGGTAATTACAGAGCAAATGTTTTTCAATTACTTTATGAAATTATCGTATACAAAATTTGTTCGGCTATCAAAAGACTGGAATGAAGAGAACCTAAAAATTACCATTCCAAAGATAGATGATTACGATGCGGCACTAAACTACTTCAAGACCCTGCCACCAAACAAAATCAAGATGCTTGCAGAGACTGGGCTTGATCTTATTTCAACTGAGTCATACGCTGCACTGAGCCGCTGGCACGACATTATCAGTAACCCAGGGCGCATAGATAAAATTCACAAGGCAGGCTTGAGCAGCGGCAAAAACAATAAAACGATCATTGAGCTGGCTGCCAAAAATGACCGGTACGGCGTGCTTAAAGCTATTCGCAATGAGTTGGCTGAGAAGCTGCAAAAAGGTGCTGGCAACCGTGACACGGCAGACCTCAGTAAGCAGATGATGGAAGTAATGACCCAGATTGCAGATTATGAGCGCCGGCTAGCACCGGACAAAAAAACTGTCCTGGGTGACCTGCTGAGCGATATGCCCGATCCAACCATTAAAGCTAAGCGCCCTGGGCGTAATGGCGGTGGCGCACGGCAGGGAAGCTTTAAATCACGCATAACAATTAAAGATGTAGAGGGTAGTAAATAATGGCACGGCGCTATGGCAACCAAAAACCACGACTAGACCAATTTAATGATGGTGATATTTGGCTGGCTGATAAAACATTGCAGCTACTGGATCACTACGGTATTAAGCTGCTTGAGTGGCAAAAGGCGATTGTGTACCGCTGGCTGGCTGTTGATTGGGATGAGGACGAACAACACTGGAAATGGTCCAACCCAAAAGCAGGGCTGCTTGTGCCACGCCAGAACGGTAAAACAGAGATTATCATTGCCCGTATTATTGGCGGTATGATTTTTATGGATGAAGCTTTAATTTACACTGCCCACTCTGATAAAACTGTTGATGAGGTCAAGCGCCGTGTGCAGAATTTCTTTTACCAGGCAGAGGAAGAAATTAGAGACTTGCTTACCGCTGAATTTGATAAAGAGCCTAAGAGCCTGGACTACATAGAGTTGCGTACAAAGGGGCGCTGTGTATTTCGTACCCGAACCCGTACCGGTGGACTTGGTACTACCAACGACACGCTTATTTTGGACGAAGCGCAAGAAGAGACTGATGCACAGCAGGAAGCGCTATTACCTACCATTTCAGCCGGTAAGAGCCAAAACCAGCAAATACTACGTGCCGGCACGCCGCCAAGCGGTGGTGGGTCTGGTACGGTGTTCATTCGTATTAGGCAGAATGTTGTTGATGGTAAAGACCACGAAACCTGCTGGCAGGAGTGGTCCACTGAGCTGCTTGTTAGCGATCCACTGAATGATGAAGATGCCTGGTATGACTGCAACCCGTCACTTGGTTACCACCTGATGGTTGCAGCGGTCCGAAACGAAGCCAAAGATATGGCGGTGGATAGCTTCAATAAGATGCGCCTGGGCTGGATCGCCGGCAAAGAAAGTCAACGGGCTATTAGTGATGGCTTATGGTCCAGGTTGAAAGCTGAAAAGGTAGAGCTTGAGCAGCCGCCACGTTTGGTATATGTAGTGAAGTTTGCGCCTGACGGCAGCGCAATGTCACTTGGCGTTGGCGTGTATATGCCTACTGAGAATTTGGCAATTGATAAGGTACACGTTGAGCTGGTTGAGCGTAAGCCTATGAGCGCCGGCACTGGCTGGATCACTAACTGGCTGATGGCAAAAGCGCCTGGGCAGGAAAAAAAGCGCTGGCGTATGGCTGCAAAGATCATCATTGATGGTCAAGCCGGCACTACGCTGCTTGTAGAAGAGCTTGCACGCACCGATAAGCGAATTAGCAAGAAGATACTCACCCCGAACGTAAAAGAAGCCACAGCAGCTTACAGTGCGTTCCAGGCAGCCGTTGAGCAAGGCACTATGACCCATTACGACCAGCCGGCACTAAACGGCAGCATTAAGACCGCAAAGAAGCGTAGTATTGGCAAGGACGGCGCATATGGCTATGCCACTATGAACCCTGACATACAAATTGATCCAACTGAGTGTGCAGCGTTTTGTGTTTATGGGGCGGTCCGTTTTGCAAAAACATACAAAACCACTGGTGGTAGTACGCAAAAGGTTAGTGTATAATCGCCAACAGGTTGCAGGGAAGTAAGACACTCTGTAACTCAGAACTCCAATTCGGCAGATATGCAGCACATCTACGGGTGTGCTGTTTGCTTTTACCCCTTACGGCTATTGACAAATATAACACTCTGTGCTAATATATAACTATGATTAACTCAATCAAAAACAAATACTACGAATACAACCCAACCGAATTTTTGCCCATCTACTATGAGGGCGTACTTGCCAACCGTAAGGACTTCCATTTATACAAAGCTAAGAAAGCTGCTAAGGCTCTTGGCGCTGCACTTGCACCAGTAGGCAACCGCATTGATGATTTCTTTGTGAACCATTAACAGAGGTCAACAGGCATTTCTATAACACTATATAGAATGTTCATAAGAACAAATTTATACACTATATAGAAGAACCAGGTAAGATAGCTACTTTTTGCACCCAATATCCACAGAAAACGGGCATTTATACACAACCGGCTTGGCAAATAATTGGCTGCTATGTTAAATTGAAGTACAGACTAATGAATTGGAGGGTACTTATGTCTTACAAAGTGAGTGACCAGCGCATTCAAACAATGCTGGAAAAAATAGGGGATGCAGCGCAACTGGTAGATAACAAAGCTTTTCTGCCATTTTTTCGCAGCGCCCAGATCGTACTAGAGAAAAAAGGCAAGGCTGATGAATGGGGCAAGATGATTACCCTAGCACTCACTAAAGAACACCCCAGCCGGTACTTTGCTAAACTCTGTAAAATGGTCAAAGATGGCACGTACAAATTTGTTGAAGCAATTAAAGAGGTGGTGACCGGTGCTACCCTATGGCTGGATGATAAGCTAATTAAGTTTGGCTTTGGTAAATATCACAAGTACTGGCGGCGCAAAGCTCAAGAATTCGTGAACGTAAACGGGCAGGCAGGCTTTGTTGATCTGCTTGAATTTGCCGAACGTAAAAAAGTGAGCCAAAAATACCTGGCTACCGCACTCAAAAACTGCAAACCGCCGCAGAAATACTACACTGAAAACGTACTTGGAGGGGCTAAGTGAAGCGTGAGCATCTAAAAATACTATTCCTAGATATTGATGGTGTCTGCAATAACCGGCGCACCCGTGAGCGCCAGGGTAATACAAAGTTTATTGGTATTAAGCCTGAGCTTGCTGATCGTGTACGCCGCATTGTAGCTGAAACTGGCTGTAAAGTGGTCCTAAGCAGCAGTTGGCGCTTATTCCCTGATAGTAAAAAGTGGGCTGAGCAAAACGTGTGTGAATTCTTTGATGTTACGGCTGATCTAAATAGGGGCGCAATCTGGGGTATGGTATACCGTGGCTTTGAGATTATGGAATGGCTTAATAGGCATCCTGGCGCACGCCGCTATGCGATCTTGGATGATAGCAGTGATTTCTTATGGGGGCAGCATTTATTCCGCACCACGTGGGAGGATGGGCTTACTGACGAAATAGCAGATGCAGTGATTGCACACCTTAATTCAGATGGTCCATTACCACGCCCTACAAATGGCAGCCCAAATGCTTGACCGGCAAACATAAACGGTATACAGTTACGAATGTAAGCAAGTCTTATAAACAAAAAACTGTGATCTTGGAGGGTCAAATTATGAAAAAAGTCTTGAGCAAACTAGCAGCACTATACCTACGTTTAAGGGTAAAAGATGCACACAAGCTTGGTGTCCTAGATACTACCGGTAAAGTTACCTGGTAATATGGGCGAACTCATCGTTATCAGCCAGTACCTAGAGCGTAAAGCAGCAGAGCAAGACCCTGCCGCAATACGCAAAAGGCTGGCTGATATTGCTATTGAACAGATGTTATTAGCAAGTGAGAAAATTAGGTTGCAGAAAGTACTTGACGAACGGTGAACCGTTTTGTATTATAGAGGTACAACAAACGAATTGGAGGGAAGTTGTGGGATTAAAAGACAAATTATTTGGTAAGCAGCGTGAGCCGCAAACCGTGGAGTTACCAGCCATTTTACAGCCGGAAGATCCAGTAAACTACAACAGCGTTTTAGACTGGCTACTAGGTCTAAGCGATAAGGACTACAAGACAATGCTTGATGTAGTCAACGTGTACCGTGAAGCCGGCAAAACGACTGCTAAGCTGCTCAAGGTTAAAGACCAGCCAAGCACCGTATTGCTGCCAACAGCACCATCAGAAGAGCAAATTGATGCTGAGCTTGATAGCTTGCTTGAAACTCACCCAGACGATCTAAAGGCTGCCATATTGAATGAGCAACCTGCCGAAAAGAAAAAGAACACTAAGCAAAAAGTCAAACAAATTAGGGTAGAGGACAAATAACGTGATTGCCCGAATAAAAAAAGTGTTCAAAAACTGGCGTGCAGATCGTCAGCATTTGCGAGAGCTGACGATCAAACTAGATGCACTAACAGACCATCACTTTTTTGTAAGGGCTGCATACTATGAAGATAAACTCACCGTGGGTGAAATAATGCGCTACAAGTGGATGGGCATTTTATGAAAGCCTACCGTGATATGTTTGGGCGCAAGCTCAATAAAGCAGATGTTACCCAAGCCGTAATTCACACGGTCCGTGGCAAGAACCCGTACCCAGCAAAATTAAGCAGATCAATGGGCATAGGCTTCTTTAAAGCCAAACGCCTGGCACAACTACTAGCTGATGCGAAAGTAACAAGCCCGATGGATGCGCCGAACCGCAGAGTATTTTTAAACGAAGATGCAGCGTTAAACGCCGCATTCAGACAACTTAAAAAAGGAGTTAAATAAATGTCAGAATTCACACTAGAAAAAGCAAACGCAGCCTGGGAAGCCCCAGTAACCGCATACTTGCGTGATCCATCACCAGAAGAGCTTGCAGCACTCACACCTGAGCTATCTGATGAAGAGCGTGCCAATATGTCAGTTGGCGATCTGCAAGATATGCAAATGAGCCTATGGAAAAAGCAGCAGGTCCGTAACGTGGTTGGTCTACTCCGAAAAGAAGCAGCATTTGCACGCCGCAACGAACACCACGTACTTAACGGCATCTTTGGTAAAGAGTTTTACAACTCACTCACCCAAGAGCAAAAAGATGCGCTCAAGGCACGATTTAATGAACTTAACGAAGCGGTAAAGGCAGAATTCTAGTATGGATGCTGCACTAACCGCATTCTTAATCACCCTGGGCATTATTGGTGGTATCCTATCGCCGGTGATATTAGTGGCTGTATTTGGTGCTATCAGCAACTCTATGAAAGCACTTACAGCCAAAATAAATCAGGCTACAGAGAATTTAAAACGTCAGCCGCCATTTAGTGATGTTGAGGTAAACGTAAACCCAGCAACCAACGTAATGACGGTCCGGTTTGATAAAGATGGAGTACCTATTTGGCAAGGCAGTAGTTCACGCCGTGAAATGGAAGAAAACAACATACTAAAATTTAAGTCACAGGATGTTGAGTAATGACTGGCTACCACGAAATAAGAGGTGGACGTTACAAGTGTGATTTCTGCGATCATACTAGCTATAAAACCTATGCCGGTATAAGCGCCCATTTGCAAGCACATCACGCCAAAGAGCTTAACGAAGTGCTGGCTAATGAATTGGCAAAAACTATGGCTGATCTGCACAAAGAGCGTATTAAGCCACCAAAGGTAGTTGAGAAAGTCGTTACTAAAGAGCGTGTAGTATATCGTGACAAGCCTGAGCCAAAATACTGGTATACAAAGACAGTCGGAATAGCCGGCATCTATTGTACCGCCTGTAAACTGGTCCAGCTAAACCCTGGCATACCTACTGGTCAAACTATTGAAAACACACCACACCAATGCGGCAACCGCACACTATTGCCAGTCGTGGAGGTACGATAATGGATGGTAAAAGCCAAGCCTGGCGTGATGCAGCAGACAAGCTGCTAGAAGCCCTGGCAAAAGAAAACAAGTATATCGTTGCCGATATGGTCCAAATCTTTTTAGAAAGTGCAGGCTATGGGCTTGATGATTATTCACCACTAGGCGGCGTATTCAAGCGTGCTGCAAAGCGTGGCATCATCAAACGCATTGAGCGCCCTACAAAGCAAGCGCTGTGGATCAGCAAAGTGTACATAAAGCACCCAGAATTGGAGGATGGTTGCCGTGAGTAAGAAAGTTGATATTGGTGAGCTAGAAGAGCTGATTAAAAACCAACCCGATCTTGCGCCAACTCTGGCATTGGGTAAACGGCTCATTTTAAATACAAGTACAAATCTTGGTGATTACGCCAGTATGATAGTATTTGGCACTGAGGAAATGACCCCCGAAATTGTCATAAGCAAAAAAGAGCTTAGGCGTTTTGCAGAAGAAATACTTGAAAAGGTAAAGCTATGAAAACCTGCAACGTATGCGGCAAGCCGGTCACAGAAGAGCAATCATCAATTGACCACATAAAGCCTGGTATGTTTGGCAGCGTAAACACCACCTCAGTTCATATGCGCTGTAACCGCACAAAGCTCACGATCAAACAACGTATATTACGCCGCATTGGGTATTACCGTTGGAAGTTAATAATGTGGATAGATAGGAGTACGCAACGATGAATGAAGCACAAAAAGTAGTCAAAGAAGATATTGTAAACGTGATTAAACTAGGCATTGATGCCGCCGGTTATGTAACACTATCAGATTACGAAGTAGAGCAGGTGCTTAAGAATATCTACCCACGCACAGCCACTAATCAATTTGGGCAGCCTATTGGCGATTACCCAGATAACGTGCCAACTCAAGAAGAGTTTGATAAGTACCACGAAACACCGCAAGATTATGGCGATGAAGCCGACTGGGTGCTAGTCAGTAAAAAACTTACTCAAGAGCAAGCACTTGCAGCGATCCAGGGCAGACTAAAAGACGAATGGGGCTTAGACGAAAGTGAGCCTGCATACCCTAAAAGCATTGATGATCTGCAAAGCTTTGATATTGGCTGGGGTTATGACCACGATAGCTACCACTATGAAGATGGTGGTTACTGGATATGTTCAGAGAGCAATAATGTTACCAAGCGTTGGGAAGCTTGGGGAATTGCAACGCAGTAAATTTAAGGTATAGAATTGGAGTTAAATAATATGCCGCAAATAGAACCACCAGAGATACAAACCACCACTAGCCCATCAGTGCCACGGCTCAAAAATATGGTTGAGCAAGTACTAAGGGATAACCCTAAATATAACGGCGTTGAAGCCCGTAACAGCGATGTAGCGTTAATGGTCCTAGTATGGCAGCGTTGGTACGGTGTGAGCGATAAGCCGGATGGCGTAGTACACGTGCGCCGGCTGTTTGATCTGCCCTGTGAGGATAACGTAAAGCGTGTCCGTGCCAAAATTCAGAATGAAGAGCATAAATACCTGCCCACCAACCCAGATGTGCTTATTAAGCGTGGAATTCTTGAAGAGTACTGGCAAGATGCGTTGGGCTACAATTTAACCAAAGAAGAGTGGCAACGCCACCATAAAACCCAAGCTGAATTAAAGCAGGGTGAGCAAAGGAGTCTAATTTGATGCGTGTTGAATTTGAAAAAGATTATATGCGTTCCGGCTATAAAGTGTTTATGTTTGACGATATGCCAAGCGGCAGAGTCTTTTATACAAAGGGCGGTGAGGAAGCAGTTACGATCACTGACGGTAGTGTAGTCAGAGATGATATATATTTTTGCCGCATTTCTGACGAAGCACTAAAGCCATTTGCTGATAAATTGAGCGCCCTGGGCATAAAAACTGACGATGACCACAAAATTGCCGGCGTGCTTGAAGCAGCCAAATACCACCTAGAAGATATGCGTAAATTGGCTAAGGTAAAGTAATGGCTAAAACACCAAAAATCATAGTCCAAAAAGCAACCGCATTTCAGCTTAACCCAAAGCACAGCTATATCATTCACCTGCCTGGCGTTGAGCCGGATGATACGGAAGCGCTGCAAGCCTGGCTGAAAGAGCAGGGCATAGAAAAGGCGCTTATTGTCACCACTGAGACTATGAACATATCAGAAGTGCCAGAATTACCTAATACTGCAAAATAATATAGCTGGGTGTCAGCCAAAGTGGTTATGAGCATCAGCCCAGTAACTATACGTGAGGTGTAGTTTAAACCCGAAAGCGCCTAGTACCTGGGCGCTTTTTGGTACTTAATCGTTTTAATTCACATATTATGTTAAATAAACCTGTTGACAAAGGGTATACCGTTTGATACAATACAGAGGTAAAGTTAATTCATAGAAAGGCATTAAACCTATGAAAGCGTCACTACAAAGTACATTAAAACAATCAACCAAAGAAAGCTTGGTGCTTGGCTACTACTGCCATAAGCGTGATACTATCTTTGTTTGTAAAGCAGGCAAGATCATTGAGCGCCTTGCTGGTTGGCAAATGCCATACTTCATCAACAAGTATGTAGAAGCGGATGCAGCGTAATGGCTGCATCTTCACGGCGCAAGGGTACGCCAACCTACGCATTCACCAACCCCCACCCAAACGGCATTATTAGCCACGATGATTGCGCCTACCGTGCTATAAGCATTGCAACGGGCAAAGACTGGCTAACTGTATATGATGAACTCACAAAGCTTGGTAGAGAGCTGCTATGCCCACCAAACGGCAAGCTGACCATCAACACATATATGGATCGTATAGCAGACCGCATTGAAGTAATGAGCTTTGGCAAACGTGCCACCGGCAAAACAGTAGCCAGGCTTGATAGCAGCAAAACCTATGTGGTCCGTATGGCAGGTCACCTGGTATGCGTTAAAGACGGCAAAGTGCGTGATACGTGGAATTCAACCGAAAAAGCCGCATACATCATATGGGAGTTACGATAATGGATAAGCTAGAATACTGTAATTGGACGTTCTGGGAAGTCATAACCCGTAGCAATAAATATGCCATCCAGCGTGATTGTGATACAACGCCTTTGGTGCAGCAGCCTGGCATTGGTCCATATGACTATGATGAAAATGCAACCATCATACTGACACGTGGCGATAGCCGCAACTGGAAAGCCTATAAAGCTGCACTAGAGCCGCACGGCACAGGTGAGCCGCCATCTATCCATTCAAAATGCCCGAATTGTGGCAAGTACGTTAATGGTGTAAACCCATATGATGATGGGCAGACTTGGTATAAATAATGGACTGTGAAACAAACGGCAGCCTAACGATTACTGGCAATTTCGCTAAGCTGCAAGATAGCAAACCAGAACCATTTGATTATGAGCATACCGCTAAGTGGATAGAGCCTTATGCTGCTGAATGGCGTGAAGTGATGGGTGATGCCATATGCAGCTGTGCCACTGTAGAGGTCCACTATGCACCGTACTACGGCTGGGATCACTTTCACCGCCCAACGTGCAGCCTGATGCGTAAGCTTGCTGCACAGCCTGGAATAGCCAACCTACGTGAAATTCATTTGCCGGCAATGATCCAGTGGAATGACAGCATACCTAATGATGGCAAGCTGCATATCTGGGTAGAGCATAAAAGCAAACGTGAGAAAAAAATAAAAGTGCGGCGTATCCTACCGCAACTTTCACTAATTTAATTACTGACCTGGGTAAATTCATAAAGTCAGCAAACGCTATTTGCTGAGGGTCATTAAACTGCCTTGCCTAGATAAAGCGCTCTTTGTTGGTCCAAGTAACAAGCCCCGTAGCAAGCCTATGGGCAACACGTGGATCATCATTTACTGCTTTACCGTGACCATCTATCAAACTGCCTAAATCATCGTTATGATCCACCAGGCTAGGAATGCAATAATACACCGGCAGCCCATTGAGGTTATAGAACTCACCAATTTTATTGTCATACTGCAATTCTATATTTTCAACGAATTCAAGCATTGGCTCTATGTGGTCCGTTGGTAAAACGATGCCTACGCCCCACAGCAGTTGATTTAAGCGTAGCCACTCACCATCTTTGCAACTATCAACTGCATTGCTCACACGGCGTGCCATAGGTCGTGCAGTACCGGTATATAGGCTTATAAGCGTTTTCTGCCGCAGCGCAAATATGGCATTTTCAACATTGCGGTAAAAATCAGGGGTCAAAATAGCATCATCCTGAATAACTACGTGCCAATCACCCTTGCCTACCCCATATTGAAGCGCTTTTTTGCCATTGGTCCATTCGTCATTGTGCTGATCGTAAATAATCTGTGGTGCTGCAAACGGGTACTGCTGCAATTCACTATATAGCGCTTCTGCTTGTGCGGTCCGGCTAGGATGCGCCATTATTGCTATGCTAATTTTCATAAAGCCCCCAATACTGCTATTAAATCATCCTGAATATCGCTAACTGGCTTAATAAGGGCGCTTTTGTGATCTAGCCACTTCCAATCACCCGTAATTACATCATCCCTGGCAATTCGCATATTTGGGATGCCGTAACTGTCAGCAACTATGATACCGTGCAGGCTGCTGCTCATAATGACCCTACAACTGCTGATTTTCTTTATTACCTGCTCAACCGGCTCACTGGCATCAATAACAATGTCAGCAAACGGGTATTCGTCATTATCAACGTAGTGCCGCACAACGCCAATGTCATATTGCGCCGGCTCTTTAGTCCATACCCTGGATGCCAATAAACCAAGATCACCAAATGCTACATTTGGCGTATTCAGCACTAAGGCAGTCAACTTACCACGTACAGCAAGCACGTTGAAGTTATGTTGGGCATCGTGAGTGTGACCAGCGCCACTACCAATAACAGTTGCTGTATCATTCTTATTTTCAGCCGTATCAAGCAAAGTACCGGTTAATAAGTAGTCAGCAGTGGCTAGTGATACCCTTTTTACCTTAAAACCGTAATGTCGTAAAATAATAGCTCCTAATTCATCGCCAAAATTGTGCGGTCCGGTCCGTGGTCGCCACCAATACGCATTGATCGTTTTATTTGTGCCTAAACCAAGCATTAGTACTTACCTCATATTTCTTAAATAGTGACGTTACGTGCCTGCCGCTTTCAACGATGCCATCATACTTTGTATAGAGCAGCTTATTGAATATGCCCATTTCTGTTAGATCGTGCTGCTTAGCAAAGTGGTATTCATACATTTCACGGCATAGGTCCATAACAAGCTTGCGATTACCGCCCACCACGCCGCAATTAAGCAATGGCAGCGTGCCGTTTTCTCTAAGGTAGCGGTTTACGCTAGGCTCAAAGTGGTTGGTCAGCATCCAGCGGCTATTGAGCGTGTTGCCTGGCTCATCGCCAACATATAGCTTGCCATCCTCTATATGCTCAAATGGGTTGTTTACCATATCAACATCAGTGGCATCTACTACAAATACGTTACTCACATCACGCCGGTCACGTAAATACTGCCATTCTTTAAGCCATCGCTCAAAGTACGGAGTAGTTGCAATGGTTACCTTATTAGGCAGGTCAAAGCAGTTATGTATAAGCACAAACTCTATGCCGTGCGCTTCTACTGATTGTTTGAGCTTATCAATGGCTGCAAGGTCCGGCTTCCAGGTAGTGTTGCGCTGTGGGTCTAATACGTTAGCGAAGTAACAGGCAATCACTATATCTTTACCATATGGCATAAAGGCTGCCGATCCCTCAGCATCAGTGAGCAAATGCTTATTGCCCTCATTGTGTTGCTGCCTATTCTCTATACTGGTACGCACCTCTTGGTGCTGGTCCATTGAATAAATAAGTTGTTCACTATCTACTACATCCATATATCTAAACGTGGTAAGCCCTGCATTGTGCATTCGTATAGACCAATCAAGATGCTCATTCATAGCCTTGCCATAGCGCACATCCATACCGCCTACAGTAGCCAATGCAACGCTGTCAACGTACATCATACAGCCCCTAGCGTGACTGTGTGCCTTGTGTTCATCATCCTGGTAAACAATCGCATCGTCACCCACTGGAACGCCACTAGCCCAGCTTGTAAACAGATACATAAGGTGATGCTCAGGGCTATCAATATAAGGCTGATACCAGCCATCTTTTATTGGGTAAGTATCATCATCAAATAGAAATATGTGGTCACAATCGCTTAGAAGCTCAAGGCATTTGTTTTTAGCACGTGCGATGCCTACATTTTCATTGAACCTAAACACCTCAGTATCTTTTATTACCACAGGCTGCTTGCTTGCATCATCCACCACTATAATCTTTGCATCAGGAGTGAATTGTTTGATCTTACGCACCGTACTGGCAGCCAACAAGTTGCGGTTGTGCGTGGTAATAGCTATGCCGATTGATTGTTTTTTACTTGCGCCTTTAGTGTAGCGCTCACCGTTTATTAAGACTTCCATAGTACTCCAATTCTTTACTTAAAATCATTATATCATTGTGTACCTGCCGTGCGCTCACAAATTGCAGCCAGACTGAACAATAAATGTATTCTTATTTATATTTTAATCATTTTTCATTAACCTAGCCTTTTTTAATTCACATATTATGTTAAATAAACCTGTTGACAAAGGGTATACCGTTTGATACAATACAGAGGTAAAGTTAATTCATAGAAAGGCATTAAACCTATGAAAGC